CAAACCCTTTGAAGGTGTGCAGGTCAAGATTCCTTACACAACAGGTATGAGCCCATACTCAGGCTTGGTGGACTTGATTGAAAAGAAAGAAATGCTCAAGCGTGAAGGCAACAGCCTGGTGTTTACCACAAGCGACGGAGAAATTATCAAGAAGTTTCGCAAGGCATGGGAAAAGAACGATGACGGATGTTTAGACAAGGTCATGGCAGATTTTGCAAATCAGAAAGCAGAGGTAAGTACCCAGGAGGAAACAGCAGATGAGTGAAACAGTAGCAAGTGAAATTTGGGGAGAACTCAAGCGTTTTGTAAACACAGTGGATCGTGCCGAGGCTGCCGAAACTGTGGTACAAATCTTGATGGACAATGATAGTGATGTAGAAGATATCCGGGACGCCTTCAAAGGTGATTCAGATATCAAACGTGCGCTGACCTCATACCTTGACAACGACAAGGACTATGCGGCAGAGGACGAAGACGAAGATGAGTACGAAGAAGAGGACGAAGACGAAGACTGGGAAAACTGATGCCCGCCAAATTTTTTCCCGTTGAAACTAACACCAGTTGTAGAAGTAAATGGTCTTGGAGTACATTATATCTAAATCAAGGAACAACAGCTTCGTGCCATCGAGCAAGTATATCAGATATACCTATTAACTTTGATGATTTCCATAATACTTCTATAAAAATTCAAGATAGAAGTACTATGCTCCAAAACTTGTGGCCTAGTAACGGATGCGAATATTGTCGCGACATCGAAGATTCGGGCGGTACTAGTGATCGTCAATTTCAAAACCAGATTCCAGATATATATTCTCCAGAATTAGACAATGATGTTACAGCAACCAAAGTAACCCCAGTTGTGCTAGAAGTATTTTTTTCTAATACGTGTAATTTAGCCTGCGTCTATTGTAGTTCAAAGTTCAGTTCTTCTATACAAACAGAAAATAAAAAATTTGGGGGCGCAATACTTCCCGAATTGAATTTTGAATACAGCGACAATCTTTATAAAGATCTGGCACCTAAATTTTGGAACTGGTTCAATCAAAATAGCAAGTCACTAAAGAGATTGCAAATTCTTGGTGGTGAGCCGTTTGTGCAAAAGGATTTGCATAGATTGATTGAATATTTTGATGACAATCCTTGTCCGGATCTTGAGTTTAACTTGGTTACTAATCTTAGTTTACCAACTCCTTTGATTGAACCTGTATTAAAGAAATTGAGTACATTAAAAAATCAAAATAAACTAAAACGGATTGACATCCAGGTCAGTGTTGACTGCTGGGGAGAGTCACAGGAATACATTAGACACGGATTCAATTTGGAAACTTTTGATCGTAACATGGATCTCATGATTTCGTTAGGTGCTTTTCGAATTGGATTGCTGTCAACAATCACATCGTTGTCTATTCCCACAATGTCAGAATTGGCAATAAAATATAATCAATGGTGTAAGCAACAAAAGATATTTTGGTACATGCATCTAGTGTTACCAAACAATACAAGTGTTTTTGATCCTGCTATATTTGAGTATTCTCAATTTGAGTCATACTTGAATACAGTGTACAATTTATTGCCCAAAGACACATGGGATGACAAAACAACACTAGAAAGTTTTGATGGCATTGTGAACAAACTTAAACAATTTTGTAAAAAAGATACAGATAGACAAAATACTTTGATCAACTATCTAAATACGAATGATGTCAGAAGAAAATCCAGCTGGGAAGATGTTTTTCCTTGGTTAAAAAACATAGCGGTAGATAAAAATTATGTGGTATAGTCGTGTAGTCGCCAGTTTAGATGCTTTGCCTGATTTTATCAGTCACTACGAGCGTGAACTTGAAGATGCCAAAAAAGATTGCAAAATCTACGGCATAGTTGAAAAGAATATCACGGCTTTGCCCGGCATAACTGAACACAGATTTAATCAACTACAAGAGATTGAAGCGATACTAAACTATCTCAACATTCAACTGCGTAAAATACGCAGAAAGCATTTTCAAAAATATCTAGAAGCCTATGCCCGTGCGCTAACTAGTAGGGATGCCGAAAAATATGTTGACGGCGAAGATGAAGTCATTGATTACGAAACTATTATCAATGAAGTGGCCTATTTGCGCAATCGTTGGTTGGGCATACTCAAAGGCCTAGATACCAAGCAGTGGCAAATGGGTCATGTGGTTCGATTACGAACTGCTGGTATGGAAGACATTCAAGTATAAAAAGGAAAATATGAGTTATTTGTTTACAAGTGAATCGGTGTCCGAAGGGCACCCGGACAAAGTTGCTGATGCAATTAGTGATGCAGTGCTAGACATTGTGATGTCCAAACAAGATTCTGCGTTACGATGTGCATGCGAAACTTTGGTAACTACCAATCGTGTTGTTGTTGCTGGTGAATACAAAGGCATTTTGCATGCTGAAGAAGTTGACTCAGCTGTGCGTCGAGTCGTCAAGGACATTGGTTACGAACAATCAGGATTTGATTGGAACACATTAGAAATTACCAATCTGTTGCATGGACAAAGTGCAGATATTGCCCTGGGTACTGACACATTTGGCGCAGGCGATCAAGGTTTGATGTTTGGCTATGCGTGTAATGAAACTGAAGTACACATGCCCAGTGCCATTTATTGGAGTCATCGTATTGTAGAAACATTAACAAAGGTACGCAAGAGTTTGGCCCTGGCCTGGCTGGGCCCAGATGCCAAGAGTCAAGTAACATTTGAGTACAATGATGATGGTACCCCCAAACGCATTGCCAAAGTAGTATGTTCAACTCAGCATCATGAATCTGTGGGAATTGACCAAGTTCGAATGTCTGTCGAAAGTGTAATCCGTAGTATTCTTCCTGAAAAATATGTTGACAACCAAACTGAATTTTATATTAACCCTACTGGTCGATTTGTTATTGGTGGTCCCGATGGTGATACTGGGCTTACTGGCCGCAAGATTATTGTTGACACTTACGGCGGGTATAGTCCTCATGGTGGCGGAGCCTTCTCAGGCAAAGATCCTACTAAGGTTGATCGAAGTGCTGCCTACTTGACACGCTGGATTGCCAAGAACATTGTGGCAAGTGGTCGAGCAGACTGGGCCACAGTGCAGATCAGTTACGCCATTGGCCTGGCACAACCCATGAGCTTTTATGTTGAAACAGCCGATGCCGCACAAGGACGTGAGTTAACCAAATGGATTCAAGACAATGTGGATTTGACTCCTATGGGAATTATCAAGCGTTTTGATTTGTTCCGTCCAATATATGGTTCTACCACAAACTACGGGCACTTTGGCAAAGATTATTTGCCTTGGGAAAAAGTAGACCTGTTCTAATAGTGCTGTAAATAGCAGTATGAAGAAAACCGCATTTGTTACAGGCATGACCGGCCAAGATGGTCCGTATCTTGCCAAATATCTGATTGATAAAGGCTACCATGTTTATGGGCTAGTCAAACGCTACTCAAATCCCAACTTGGAAAATATCAAATGGTTGGGAATTGAAAACGACATTGAACTCATCACTGGTGACATTACTGATGAGAACAACATGAATCACATCATGCAAAGTGTCAAGCCGCAAGAAGTGTACAACTTGGCTGCACAAAGTTTTGTGGGCATCAGTTGGGAGTTGAACAAACTCACAACCGAAGTCAATTGCATGGGTCCGTTGAACTTGCTAAATTCAATACGCCAACACAATCCCAATGCTCGCTTTTATCAAGCCAGCACAAGCGAAATGTTTGGCAATGCTACTGAACCTGGCCTGCAAGGTGAAACAACACCGTTCCGCCCACGCTCACCGTATGGTGTGAGCAAGTTATACTCACATTGGATGACCATTAACTTTCGTGAGAGTTATAGCCTATATGCTTGTTCAGGTATCTTGTTCAATCATGAATCGCCCTTGCGTGGTCGTGAATTTGTCACTCGCAAAATCACAGACGCAGTGGCACGTATCAAATTAGGCCTAGCAGATGATGTCACCCTGGGCAATTTAGACAGTGCTAGGGATTGGGGATTCGCCGGCGACTTTGTGGAAGCCATGTGGTTGATGTTGCAACAAGAAAAAGCCAGCGACTATGTGATTGCTACCGGCCAGCAACATACCATTGGTGACTTGTGTCGTGTGGCATTTGAACATGTGGGCATTCAAGA